GACCGAGCCCGAGAGTCAGGGCAACAAAGAGAGTTCAAACAAATGCTCAGCGACTATATCAGAGTCACCAATCGTCCCGCCCAACGCGAGTTACGAGCTTACGCGAATAAACGCGCGGGTGAAATATATCATGACAAACTCGCCGATCGAGGACTAATGCCTCAAAGGAGATTCGATGAATCCACTTCAATGTAAAAAATGCCATACGCTTATGCAATGGGGATGGGATGCAGAAGGTTTGTGTGGTGCTTGCTCATCACGCGAACATCAAGAAAAACTAAAACGAATTTCTGGTTGTATGCCGGCTACGTTTATCAAGCCCGAGCCATCACCTGAGAAATGCTGGCATTGCAAAACACCTATCCAAGATAAAAAGTCTCGTGAGGGAGTTCTAGGAAGGGTTTATTGCCAGGTCTGCGCGCCTTTTTATCTGAATCTAGAATCAGAAGCTCCCTCTAAATGCTGCGAGACAGACACATGTGAATGTGCAGGCATATGGCGTAAGGAGATCGAAGAGCTCAAGGAAACCATTAGGATTCATGAGATGACTATCCAGGTGATGAATAACGCAAAAAAAGATTACCATTTTCGTGGCACCACGAAAAAGGAAGAGCTACAATCACTTAAGGAATGTATCGATCATCTGAGTGAGATGGAAAAAGGAGAAGGGGCTCGCTGTGTGGCTCAGATCTTAAAAAAGCTGCTCGATCATTTGATTAAGTAGCTTACATTTTGTAACCGACTGAAAAGAAAAACCCCGGCCCACTCAAGAGCCGGGGAAAACCTAAAGCTAATCTATGAAACGCTTGCCACGTTACACGACTTCGGGTTTTTCGGCAATCCCATCAGTTGGAGATTCTGGGATTGCGTTAACTGTCTCGACCGGAGCCGGGCGATAATCGATAAAAACGACATGGTCTAGCTGAATGAGCATCGTCGAATCGTTGTCTGTGATGTCGTACATTTTGGCTGTTGAAGCTCCATTAAGGAGAGAGCGAAAGTGTGTCATCTCCTGCGTTGCTTGCTCTTCGGTAACGAGCCCTTTGATCTGGACTTGGTTTGATAGAAATATTGAACGTTGAATCATTTTTTCTCCTTTTTGGGTTTAAAGTCTAAGTCAATTCCGTAGACCTTCAAGACAGCGACATTAGCCTCTGTTAATGTGGTCTGGGTCAATAGCTCACAAATCATTTGCGAGAGCGGGCAAGCCGGGTAAAATATCTCCCGGCCGTAGGTTCGATGTCTAATCAGGTGTAGTTTCATTGCGGATCACCTTTGAGAGAGCTTCGTAGCCCTGCATAAAGATTTTGGCCTCTTCAAATTTCAACCCATGGGCCAGACATCTATCAAATTCTTTGTGGTAGACATTAAAGACGTTCCCAAAATTAAGCAGTTCTAACCCATAAGTTCGCATCTTTGCCGATAACTGGCATCTTTCGGATAATAAAGTTAAATCTTCAATCTTATCTTGAAGCTTGTCATTAAGATCGTTGACGATTATATCAAAATCCTCAAGAGTCCAAAAAAGACTATTTATTTCTTTACGCTTTTCTGTATCCATAGGCTTCCCATTTAAGAAAATAGCCAGAATCTCGTTGTGTTTTTGTTGCATTTCATTCCTCCGGAGGGTTAGGTAAGGGCATCCAATGGGTAGGATAGAAAGGGCCGTCATTTGCTTCCCACAATGGTAAACCATTTTTGTAGGCGAAAAGCTCTCCCATAGTCATTACCGGATCGTTCCATAAAAGAATCTTCCCGCTGCTTTTTGGCAGCTGCTCGCTAACTTTTATCCATTTCATATTAGTACTCATTGGCTAGCATTAAAACTTTATTGTGTAAAAATAACAGGTACTCACCCGTTTTGAGCTCTCCAGAGCCTTCTTCATCCCAGAGCACTTTGTCATCCCCATCGCTGCAAGTGAGCGTAATGACTTTATTACAGCTCAAGATGTGCCAAGCAGTGAAAGCGCGCTTGAAGATCTTACGCTTCTCGTTGTAGAGCTCTCCGATGCGATCGATGATCCAAAGAGCGGCATACTTCTCAGCCATGTACTGAACACCGTCTGTGCAAACAAACGGATGGACAGGATTAAGCGTGTGATAAGTCTTCGTGCCCTTGAACTTCATTAGATCAGGCTGTTTCATCGACATTCGGCACTCCGTTATCTAGGTTGCATTCTTCCATGACTTTCAAGAGAGCTTTTCTAGCTTCTGCAATCTCACCTAGATTCAGCTCGACCCAAAATTGGTCGAGCTTGCCTAACAGATCCTTGAAGAATTCCTCGAGGGCTAGAGCTTGCCTCACATCATCCTTTAGAAGTTTGTGCATTGATCTCTCCTGATGCCAAGATCTGTGAGCATACGGCCTGCTTCCAAGCCCTTTTTATAGAATTCGATCATGGGTAACCATTGTTCCTCGAAAAGACATTGGTGAGCTCCACAATAGGAATCAACAAACTCCTGGGGATTTGTGGTATTGACTAGCCAGACCTCTTTCATGAGCTGGAGGGCTCGTTGATCCATTTGCAGGATCGCATCGAATAGATGGATCTCGTATTGTTGGAGGATTGCTCCGCTTGAGGATCGTTCGTAAATGGTAACAATTTTGTCGTTCATAGACACCTTTGAGTTTTTTTAATCTGCATTGAGGCGATTGCGTCAATGTGTGCTTTTGGAGCTTAACAGGAGGGAGGGATTTTGCCAAGAAGATTTGTTTGCATAGAGCATTGAGGTATGTTATACCTGGTTTAAAGAATGAGGTTGATGGATGGCAGCAAAGAAAGGCAATAAGCAAGCCAGCAAATGGACTGATGATCAGCCTTGGGATAAGATTTACGAAAGCTATTTGCAAAATATTCGAGAGGGGTATCCCAAAGAGTGTTGGTGCTGGAAAGACAAAGATCCAAAAAAATCTTTAACACATCGAACCTTCATAAAATACATAGAGGATCACCCAGACGTCTTTCCGCCTTCTATGATTCGAGAGGCAGAAAGTGAAGGTTATCGTCTATGGTTTAAGAAGGGGATTCGCTTCACCGATGGCGATATGAAGGGCAATCCAAGTCCTCAGACTTATGCCTTAATCATGCGTAATATGCAACGCTGGGATTCTACTACCGGCGGGAACGTGACTATCAACGTTCACTCTAAGAAGTTCGATGCGGACGATTGATATCGATCTACCGTTCGGTTACACACCTAGAAAATACCAATTACAGATTCTAAGGGCTCTAGATAAAGGCTGCAAGCGATTAGTTGTGGTCATGCATCGACGAGCGGGGAAGGACCTTACGGTTTGGAATTGGTGCATCAAAGAGTATGCCGTAGGGGTGCCGAGCATTGTATGGTACGTGTTTCCCACCTATAGCCAGGCTAAGCGGGTGATCTGGGATGGGATGACTAAGGAAGGCAAGCGGTTCCTGGACTACATCCCCAAAGAGCTCATCAAGCAAAAGTATGAAAATGAGCTTAAGATCAAATTCGTCAACGGCTCTATCCTCCAACTAATAGGCTCAGATAATCTAGACGCTCTAATGGGTTCTGGGCCACGCTGTGTCGTATTTAGCGAGGCTAGCATGCACGATCCTAGGGCATGGGATCTGATCAGACCAATGCTTACTGAGACCAATGGAACGGCCATCTTCATCTCGACGCCTCGCGGTAAGAACTGGTTCTATGATCTGTTTTGCTTAGCTGAGAAAACGCAGGGAATGCAGGCTATCCGCCTCTCTGTCGCGGAGACTGGAGCCATATCAGAAGAAGATATCGAGCAAGAGCGCCGTCAAGGAATGTCCGAGGAGATGGTGCAGCAGGAGTTCTATTGCTCCTGGGAAGCTTCCGTCTTAGGAGCCTATTATGCTCGTCTGATGAGCAAGGTGCGCAAAGAGAGCCGCATCCAGATTGTGCCATATGATGAAGACCTCCTTGTCTATACGGCCTGGGATCTAGGTTATACCGACACCATGTCGATCATCTTTTTCCAGCTCAGAGGAGAACAGATACGCGTTATCGACTACTACGAAAACCACGGCTACCAGCTCTCACACTACCTCAACATCCTAGCTACCCGTCATTATATATATGGCGAGCACTGGGCACCCCATGACGGAGCGGCACACGACCGGGCAGGCAATACATTTGTGCAGAAAGCCCGAGAGTATGGCTACGATTTCAACGTTCTTCCCAATAAGTACACCATTCTAGAGGGCATTGAGAAGGTCAGGGCCATGCTTCCCCGCTGTTATTTCGATGAGGTCAAATGCGATCGACTGATCAAAGCCCTAGAAAATTATCATTCCAAATATGATCCCGTTCGGCAATCATACAGTATGGAGCCGGATCACAACTGGGCGAGCCACGGAGCTGATGCATTCCGTTACCTGGCTCTAGCCACTGAAGTAATTCGCCAAGGGCGAGGCATGACACCCGAGAGCATTCAAGAGATCAAATGGCGAGCGCTCGCCGAGAGAGATAGAGAGATGACACCCCATTACAAGCAGCCTCGCTATGGCAGATAGGTATTGTGCTTGGTGCGATAAACCGGCTAAACCCGATTCGATCTTCTGCGAGCCTCATTCCGGTTTGAAGTCAACCATTGACCAACAGGAGAAATCAGATGAACCAGAAATCCTCAGATCACGAAGAAATGTTAAGTTCCTCCCCGGTTATCGATTGGAGTACATGCGAATTGACAATCACTGAAGAAGTTAAATATGTTGGAGAAGGCGAAGATCCAGCAAATGATCCTTACATGATTGCTTATAAAAAAGCCTTAGAATCAATTTATCAGCCTGAACGAATTTAATGAAACCGTGACAATATAATAAAATTAAACCCAAGGAAACCATGAGAAAGCTGATTATTGATTGTGGAGACTATAAATATGCAGTTGATTGCCATTATTTCGAAGTGAAAGACGGCATTCTCTATTGCTATGACGAGAATAACTACGCAGTTCACGTCAATTGCATATGGCAATTCTTCAAAGAAGTAAAGAACGAAGGTTTCAGCCCTCCAACGGAAAATTCATTCTCTGAAGCATATAAACGTATGCTAGATACCTTAAAAGAACGAGAACAAGAAGAATCAGAAGAGAGCGATAGCGTCCGTACAACTCGCAATTTGATGGCTTCCCTCAAAGACTATTACGAGGCGAATTCGTAAGAAATATTTTTGTAGAAATCCTTAATAGATTAGGATAGGGATAAAATCAGGACTGTATGACATTTCTACCCTACGTCTCATCTGTTAATGATCCTACTCCAAATAGAGTGTACCTCCTTCAGCGCATGAAGGATTTCTGGAACGACACCACTTCGATAACCCAGACCATGTGGAACGAGGCTGATACCGATCTTAGGTTTAGCCTCGGGGATGCCAACCTCTGGAATAGATTCTATTCGCTCTATCCCAATTACGCCGGACGCAATGGATTTCAGTTCAATTACTGCCGTAGGTATATCAACTTCATCTCAGGGCAACAAAGACAACTGCGTAAGCAATCCATCGTGATACCTCAAGAGGACGGCTCCCAGCGTACAGCAGACCAGCGGTCTAAAGTCCTGCAACACGTGTCGCATTGTCACCAAGATTATAACGTCATCAGCGACGCGTTTGAGATGGCTATCACATCAGGTATAGGCTGGCTACACCAATGGATAGACTACCGAAACGATCCGATTAACGGGAACATCATCACAGATGCTCTGCCATTTGCAGCGGTGATCTCAGATCCTTGGGCCCGTAAGCCTGACCTTTCAGATTGCAATACGATCTGGTACCGCAAGTACATGCACAAAGAGGAGGTCTTATCACTCTTTCCCGAGCAGCGAGCCGAAATCGAAAGCGTACGTCCTACCACATATAGAGATGACAAATTCCTGTTCCTCCAAGAGAACTTCTCCCTCAATAAGCGACTTCTCTATTCCCTCGATGAGTACTGTTATGCTGATACCCGTTCGGCGATCATGGTAATCGACACCGAAACGGGCGATAATCAGGAATGGCGGGGCGAGGAAGATGCTGAAGAGCTCCGCGCGATCTTACGAGGTCATCCCGAACTCGTCGTCAAGCGTATGGAAAAGAAAACGGTCAAGACCGCTCTCGTGCTAAACATGCAATACGTGCTCTACGATGGTTATTCGCCCTATGGCATTGATCGCTACAATTTCCAGCCCCTATACTGTTATAATCAGCCCGACTCAAATCTCTACAGTCTCAAGCAGGCTGGTATCGTGAGAATGCTCAGAGATGCTCAATACCTCTATAATCGCCGCAAGCAAATAGAGCTCGATATGCTGGAATCGGTTGCGACAACTGGCTATGCTGTCATAGAGGGATCGCTCGTCGATGACACCTCGGTATTCAACACAGGTCAAGGCAGGGCGATGTTCGTCAAGAAGAACGCTCCTGCAGGCCTAGATAGCATTCGCCAGCTCGATCAAGCTGTCGTCGCTCCCACAACAATCCAGCTATCTCAGATGCTCACTCAGGACATGGCTCAGATCGTAGGCCTATCAGATGAGTCAATGGGTCTGAACATGGATGACAAGGCGGCGATCATCGCTAATCTCCGGCAGCTAAGCACTCAAGTAGCCTTGCAAAAAATATTCGATAATCTAGACTATGCCCAGCATCTGCACTCTGAAGTGAAGATGGAGATGATCCTCGCCAATTACTCCCCTGGTAAGATCCGCTCGATCCTCGGTGAAGAACCGGAACCTGATTTCTTCCTAGAAGGCGTCTCAAAATATAAGGTTGCTATCGTAAACGGTACCGATACGCCCACTCAGAAGCAGATGACAGCTCTTCAGCTCTATCGCCTGCAGGAGCTAGGCTATCAGATCCCTCCCGAGAACCTTCTTGCCACAGTCGATGTGCAGAACAAGGAACAACTTACGAAAGCCCTCACGGATCAGCGCGAGATGCAAAATCAGATGCAGCAATTAGATTTGCAACTCAAGCAGCTTGAGATCCAGGGCAAGCTTCAAGCCATGGAGGCCAAAGCTTTCGCGGACAAGTCCCTCGGTGTCGAACGCCTGGCTCGTGTAGAGGAAAATCGCGCCCTGGCAATCGATCGTATTGCAGAGGCACAAGCAGCGCGCGACAGGGGCACACTCGATAAAATTAAGGCAGCCAAAGAGCTCACCGGGATAGACCTCGAACATATCAACCATGCATTACAGATCCTCCAACAGGTGAGCCAGATGCAGCAGATAGAAGAACAGCAAGGAGCTGCAGGGGCAGAGAGGCAATCGCAGTCTCAGCAACTGACTGAACAATTATCAGGCCAAATGCAGAAAGCTGTTTAAAAAATTATAGCAGTATTTTAGATTATGCTTAACACGTGAGGTGTATATGAAGCACAGAATCCCTAAAACAGGTGGCGGCCCTATGATCATGGAGCGCAATCGCCAAGCGCGCGAGGGTGGTCACTATTGTGGCTCCTCGATGGATGTCCAACCTTCTCCTACCTATGAGCAATTCAATCGCCATTACCATGGCCACGATATGAAGAAACTCAAGAAAGACCGATCCGATGAAGATCAATATGGTCAAGCTCGAGGAACCTACGCGTGAAAAAGGGCTATAAACTCAAATTGGAGCGTGTAGTCGGTCGAAAGCCGCCTATCCGTAAGGCTGCCAAGATCAGAAGAGCTGAGAAGAAGGACGACCCTATCTCAGCTCAAGAGACATTCGCCTACAATCGCATGAAAGATGAGCCAGAAGCACCGCGCTATAAAACAATGAACATGAAACGAATGAGAACTTCTCGAGGCGTATGAAACACAAGAAAGTCAAAGCTAAAAAAGTAGCTGCAAAAATGATGGAGCATCACGAAGAGAAAATGATGCCCCATAAAAAAATGAAGCATCATAAAAAGAAGTAGGCTTTGTGGACAAAAAAATGCGTCGCCAGGTCACGAAGCCTATCCGTAAGGCTGAGAAGATCCTGAAAAAAGCTGAAAAGTCCAATATGAAGCTCGCTAACTATGATGAGCGTGTGCGTGATCCTGAGATCAGGAAACTGCATAAGCTTGAGAAAAAGCGTCGCTAGTTCACGCTAGCAAGAGTTTTGTTGCTCATCTCAACAAACGAGGAACGCCGCTGTACTCGCTAAACCCGCGGCACCACTACTGAGGGAATATGAAAAAAGGTGAGCTTTCAAAAATCCGCTCTAAGCCAGGTCAATCCAACGCCTACAAGTATAAAGACGTTAAATCCTTTGCTGGCCCTAATCACACTTTCCCCATCAATACTCCCGCGCGAGCCAGAAATGCACTCGCTCGGGCGCACTTCGCTGCTAACCCCTCTGCGGTTAAAGCCAAGGTTCACAAGAAGTACCCATCTATCGGGAAGCCTCAACGTGGCAAAAAAGCTTGATCTAGAGACAAAAGAGTTTGGCAAGGAATACTCTCGCCAAATGACTAAGCATGCAGATGAGCGTATCCAAATGGGGGATATGGCTGGCGAGTTTACCAAGAAGTACGCCTATGAGCTCTCAGACATGATCAAAAAGCATGAGCATCTCGAGGGTGTCTACTACATCTATGTTCTCTGGAGCAAAGATCCTAGATTTCCTTCAGCTACCAAGCTCTGCTTCTGCTCCATGCGCGAGAAGGATCTCAACAAAGCCAGTATGCTTCCCTCTACTGACCTATGGAAAATAGATAATAAAAATGGATCATTCATCCTAAGGTGGTCTATTCCTCCTAAGGGCAAGATCAAGCGCACTCTTGAAAAGCCCACAGACGAGAAGCGCTTTACCTGGACAAAGGAAATGATCGAAAATAAAAGGAAAAAACAATGACAGATGAGCAAGAGAATGAGCCAATCGAGCAAGAAGAAGTCCAAGCAGAGGAAAAAAAGTCTAAAGAGTATAACTGGGCCCAAGCCAACAAGCTCATTAAAGCCCAGGCCGAAGAATTGGCTGCTCTGCGCGCTCAGAAGGCTACAGTGCCTAATCAACAAGTCTCAAATGAGAGTGCTCCATCAAATCTCCAAGATGAAGACTGGCTCACAGTAGGACAGTATAAGAAAATGTCCACCAGCGAGCTTAAATCTATGGTGGAGGAAGAAGTAACACGCAGAACAGAACGCGCAACCTTCCAGCAAGCAAAAGCGCAAGCCACAGACTGGGAAAGCGTGCTAACTCGCGAGTCTATAGCCGAGTTTGAGCGTGATAATCCAGCTTATGCAGCGTCCCTAGCTAAAATTACCGATCAAGACGCTCAAACGATCGCCGTCTACCATGCGATTAAGGCATATAAAGGGCAGAAAGCACCTGCAACTTCTCGTGAACAAGCTATAAACCGTGAGAAGATCGATCGTAATCTCGAAAAACCTCACACAACAGCGCTGCCCAAGCCTCCAGACGCACGTCCGCAGGCCGAGGACCCTTATGATCAACGTTTGAGAAGGAAGCAGCTATGGACGAAAATGCAGAATCTCGCCCGCCAAGCATAGGATCAATCGCGCAATGCTTGAAATGCAATAGTGATATGAAGTTTATGGGACATCATATGATAGGCCCGGACTATACGTGTGAAAAATGTGATAAAGTTTACATAGTTCGTTATGGAAAAATCTACGCCGCAAGATTTGTTTTGCCCATGCTCGGCCAAGCTTAAGTTTATTAATGAAGTCTATTGGTGTCCTAGTTGCCTACAAAAATATCGCAGTGTCCCAGAAGGGCATTATTGTAATCAATGGGATGGCTTGTGGATAGAGCCTAGCGATCCTGAGTTTGAGTGTTGCTTTTGTTTTAGTCCTAGGAAAAAGTATGGATCTACAACCACATGAATACTATTTTCTACTTCAAAACGGCTATGTTTATTCCGGCTCATCTTGCTTCGTAGATATTTTCTTCTGGAAAAGACTTGTCGATTTTAATTAATTATTATACGATCCAAATTACGAGTAGTCCACGTTACGGACTAATTCGAGTCACCCACGTTACGGGTCGCGTACAGCAGTCTCGCAACTGCATCACGTTTAGTTAATGGGCGTAATTGGGTGCCGCCTCCCCCTAGACGAAAAATGCTGAGTCATTTTTAAACGTGAGCCGTCATGTCACAACCAGTAACCAGCGCAAACCTACCTCCGCAAATTCGCATCCAAGCGGTCGATCAATTGCTCGTCCGTCCGATGCCTTTCTGCATCCACGCAGAGTTAGCGGATACGGTTAAGTTAAAGCCGAATCTAGGCGACATCGCCAGATTCTCCCGTTATCAAAACCTTGCGACCTTTCCAGCTCCTCTGGGGCCTCTGTTCGCAAACCCACCTCTGCAACCTTTGACTCGAGTCGATATCGATGCTCAAGTGCAGTACTACGCCACAAGCGTTCTAATCACAAAGCAGGTCACGCTTATCAACGAAGATCCCGTTCTCGCTGAAACCACGTCTCTACTGGCCCAAGCCCTTCAGGAAACTGAAGATCAGCTAGTCCGAGAGATGATGCAGGCTACAGCGTCGGTCATTTATTGTGTCGGCGGATTTAATGGTGACTCTCCCACGGAATTGACCCAGTCGGATATTTCTGGCGTCGTAGCGACTCTGAGAACCAACTCAGCTCGTTTCGTCACAGAGTACATAGAAGGGGACCTGAAATTCGGAACCGGCCCAGTTAGAGATTGCTTCTTTGCTCTTGCAAACACACAACTCCAACCGCAAGTCGAGCAGATCAAATCATTCCAAGCGAAGGCAAATTATCCTACTCCAGAGAAGACCTTGATAGCGGAGTGGGGGACAACGGATAACGTTCGTTGGCTGCTTTCTCCTCTTGGAGTCGTATCTCTCGGGGCATCTGCCAACGGTAGAGACGTGTTTAGCTCCTTCATTGTAGCTAACCACTCCTACGCGATTGTCGATATTGATGAGTTCAACGCTGAATTCATCTATGTGCCACCAGTTCCGTCGGCTGCTGACCCTGTCGGCCTCCGTCAGATCGCATCATCTCGCTTCTCCTTCGCAACAAGGATTACGAATGACTTGTGGTTAGATAATCTTATCTCAACCCTAAGCCTGTAGGAGCAAAAATGTATACTCCGCAATCCTTGATCGCACGAGGTTCATTTCTCTCAACCGGGAATCCTGTAACCTTCCAAGTGCAGCCAGGTCTTGACTACATGCTAGTCAAAAACCGAACTCAATGGGGCAACGCTGCCGCGACTGTTATTCAATCTGAGTGGTTCACTGGTTTAGCAGCTGGTTCGGCCTATCAGATCACGAATACAGTGACTACCAATGTCATGAAAGACACCTTTGCTACGACAAATGGTTTCACATACATTGATCCAGACTTTCCGATCACCTATGCGCCGGTTGCTCTAGCAACGCCATTCTTTACCGCGGCTAATCCGATTGTGTTTACAACGGCCACAGCCCACGGTTTGAATGTCGGAGACACTGTCATCTTTACAAATATGACAGGGGCTCGCCAGATCGCTGGCCCGCAGTACACCGTTAGCGCGGTTCCATCTACAACAACATTCTCAGTCTTGATTAACTCGACTGGGTTTGTCGTAGGTACAGCAGGATTCGTGCAGAAAGTCTCTAACCCCCTCTTTATCCCTCAAGCCAATGTGATCACTGGTATGACGTCAGCATCGTCAGCAGTGGTAACTCTAGCGCAAGGGATCACATTCACAGTCGGGCAATACGTCCGCATTGTAATGCCAGCAGGATGGGGTATGTCTGAAGCAGTTAATGGGGTGCTAGCTTTGGTTACAGCGGTGAACAACTCACCTACTGTAAACACAGTGACGCTCAACTATAACTCTACAGGCCAAGGAACCTTTGCGTTCCCTCTAACTGCAGCAGTGCCAATCAGTTTCCCTGAATTGGTACCAGTTGGAACGATCGCCGAAACTGTAATTCAACTTCCTAATAACGCATCTTTCACAATCGAAAACATGGCCGATGCTGTTCGCAACAACCAATTCCGTGGAATCATCCTCGGCACAGGTGTTGTAGGTTCAGCAACGGGTGGCCCTGGATCAACTCCAGATGTTATCGACTGGTGGATGTTTAAAGCGGATGTGACTTTAGTTCCTGGCATCTTCTATTAATCTCTAGGGGCCTTCGGGCCCCTTTCAACTTAGGACGACATGGCAAAATCAAAAGCAATAGAAAGTGCGCTGAGAAGTGACGAGCCCATTAAAGCTCCAACGCGCTCAGATGAGCCTAATCAGGCACCAAGTATGGCCGATCAAATCACCGCAAGACTCGCAGAGCAACGCGGCACAGTGGACGGTCAAGAGCAACCAATTGAGATGATCAACCAATATCACAATCCGAATCAACAAGACCCCTTTCTCAAAGCCAATGATCATAGATCCGACTATGATTATGCGATGCAAGATGTCGATGAAAAGGCGATGGGAGATATGAACATCTCCGACGGTCTTGTCGGTTCCTATCTTTACGGTTCCAAGGAGCAACTAACTCCAGCTATCGTGGATCAGCGTAAGCGGCGTGTAGAAGAGCGCAAAAAGCAAGACCGAATACCTATCGTCTGCCGCTTTATTAATCACGAGCTGAAAGGCGGTTCTGCTAGGTTCTGCTTCCGTCAGTATGCAGATGAGCCGATCCGTATCCTTGAGTTCCTCGATGGCAAGGTCTACAAAATCAATGTAGGGCTCATGCGCCACGTCAACGACAACTGTCGAATCCGCGTACACCAATACGATGAATCGGTAAGCACGGCTGAAGGAAATATCTATGATGCTACTAGTGGCGGTAAACGCCCTAAGCAGCTTCAGATCAAAAAGCCGAATTACACATCTATCACATACCCGAGGTACGAATTCATACCTGTACAACTGAAAACAATTCCTAGATAGGATATGTCGTGGCCAGCAACTTTCTGCCTCTATTGTTTATCCCTCAGGCTCGTATCATTGCGGGAATAACGCAGGCGAATCCTGGCGTGGTCACGACTACCGTTCCTCACACTTATCAAAATCAGGCGTATGTGCGCCTGATTATCCCTCAAGCATATGGGATGCAGCAGCTCGCAAATCATCTTTTCAATATAACAATCTTGAGTTCTACTACATTTTCATTGAATGTAGATACAACAGCGTATCAAGCGTTCGTGGCAGCGGATGAGATTCAACTCCCTCAAGTGTTGCCAGTGGGAGAGTTTGCGACGACTGTTTCAAGTGCGATGCAAAATGCAGGAGTCATATGAGCGCAGTTATTTCAACACTAGCCGATATTCGCCTGACATTCCGATCGGTAACGGCTAACCAATCCCCTGAAGATTTCACAGACACACAAATCGATCTATTTATCAACAAATTTTATATCTATTATTTGCCATCTGAGCTAAAACTCCTCGATCTTAAGGACACCTTCGTTTTTTACACTCAGCCAAATGTTGATACTTACGCTTTTGATACTGTCAATTATTATTCTGTGCAGACACCGCTCTATGTAGCCGGTATCGAATCCCAATATACTCAAAACCGCGGTGAATTCTATCGTTACTGGCCTAAGATCGCCTATAAACAGCAACTGGGGACTGGAGATGGTGTAACACTTACCTTTTCGCCTAACACGCAATTCGGCCTTTTCCTGCGCTCTATCGATCAAGCCATAGATCCCTTCGAGCAGTTCAAGGAAGTGTTGATCACGACGTTCATGGCAGACGGATCGAGCTTCATCATCGTGGATCAGGGCGGAGCAATCGGGAATGTTGGAAATCTAATCACGCGATTTAAGTATGGTACTACTCCAGCTGGCACAATCGTCGGTTCAGTCAATTATTTCACAGGAGCGCTGACTTTTACGTATCCGGTAGGCTTCCCGCCAGCGCAGCAATCGCCTATCGAAATCCAGTATACCCCTTTCCAGCCCTCTCGACCTCAATCGATGCTATTCTACAACAACTATTTCACTTTGCGCCCCGTTCCCGACGATGTGTATGAGGTGTGCTTGGATGCTTTTGTAACTCCTACGACATTCCTCTCCACTCAACCCCAGGCCACTCCAGTTATCCAGCAGTGGTCGACGCTTCTGGCCTATGGCGCATCTAAGATCTTTTTCGAGCAGCAACTAGATACTGAAAGTATGGCTAGATTGCAGCCGTTTTATCAGGAGCAACTTAGCATGGTGGAGCGTAGGACTCTTGAGCAGCTTGTGGGGCAAAGATCCCAAACGATCTTCACAGACTCCAGATGGATACCCTTCACCTTAACGCCGCCTTATTATTAAAATTATAGGTATACCATATGTCTACATGGACAACCAATATCCCGCAGCCTAACGACCTACTGTCGATCTCTCAGCCTCAATTGCTGGGTAATACGAACAGCAACCAAACGATCTTTGGCACAGATCACTTTACCTTCAATTTTGCTACGGTAGGATTAAGAGGTTATCATAAACAAGTGACGTTCGGTCAGCCTCTTAGCGTCAATCCAGGTCAGATTTCCCCCATCGCCACTCTATACACCAAGCTGGATGTTAATAGCGTGCCTCAACTCTTCTTCCAGAACGGCGCTCTAAGCACCAATGTGATCCAGATAACAGGGGGTGGGCTTGCAGGCGCCTGGGCGCAGATGAAAATATCGGGAGGAGTTCTAACGCTTCCGTCATCCTATAACATCGCAACATCAACAAGAAATAGTGTAAGTAATTACACTTTAACCTTCTCAACGCCATTCTCTACTATGAATTATGCACCTGTAATAACCGCTTTTGGATCTGGAATCACATATACAATTGTTTCTCAAACTGCTAGTTCATTTCAATTCACTACGGGGAATTTGGCAGCCGATCCGTCTTTTATCAGCATCGTATTCTTTGGTGGATAATGGCTGACAAAATCACCATCTCCAACACCCGAACCGGCCTTGAGACCGATGTTAGATCCTTTCTATTGCCCATGGATGGCTATCCTCAGCTCTCCAATATCTATAACTTCAGAGGCAGAGAGCAACGCAGGTTAGGTAATAGCTTTCTAGGTAGGCTCGTTCAGCGTGTGGTCAGCGAATCTGAGGGCACAGTCACGACTCCTTGGCTAACCTTTAGTGGCACCCTCACCAATCTGCCGATCTCTCCTAAGTCCGTAATCATCACTGTGGGTGCGATAACCTTTACCGATACAGGAACAGGAGTTCTGATTGGCTCGCCCAGCACAAACACAGGCACGATTAACTATACCACGGGCGCCTTCACGCTGAACTTTAATCCAGCTCTAGGTGGTAACACTGCGGTTACAGCGCTTTATGAGTATTTTACTGGCAGACCGGTAATGGGATTGCCAAATAGAGATATCCAGCAGATTAATCAAGAGCAGCTCATAGCTTTCGATACCGTCAAAGCAAACCTTTACTCCAGCACAGCTCAAGCCTTTCGCGATATTTCTTTCTATCAAGGCGCAAATGCAGATCCCGTTAGCTGGACGGGCACAAACTATCAGTTCTTTTGGACGACTAACTATCAATTCGGGTTCTTTGCCACTAACAACGTCCCAGGATTCCACGCATTCCCGATTCTCACCATCACAACCGGAGCAACCACAACAGTAACCTTCACGGGTGGAGACGTTTTTGCAGATGGTGATATTGTCACCTTTGTTCTGGCTGTCAATACAACCCCGGCGACTGGAACGGCTCATAATGGATTCACAGGAGTGGTTAGCGCGCATGGAGCAGGAACAGTTACTTTTCTTCTCAACACCACCGGCGACGTATACACAGCTGACACAGGATATATCCAAAATCTGACCAATACCGTCGCAGGCGATGGGATCAGATGGTACTCTACAGCGGGCTGGGTGAATTATCAGCCTCCGGTAGACTCAACAGACCTATTGCTCGGCACACTCATTCTATTGCCCTATAAAGGGTATTTTATAGCTCTCTCAACTTGGGAAGGTCCATCTTTAGGAGCAGCTGTGAATTATCAGCAGCGCGCGAGGATCATGGCTCCAGGCAGTATCTATTACAATAATCTGTTTCCAGTTGGATTTGCCGGAGGATTTCAAGTCGATGGATGGGATTCAGATATAGGGATGCCCGGCGACTTTGTAGATGCTCCAACAGGAGATATCATTATCGGTGCAGAGTTCATCAAAGACACGCTCATCGTAAAGTTTAACCGATCGACATGGCAACTCAGATATACCGGCGATCCTGCCGCTCCTTTCCTATGGGAACAGATCAACACAGAACTTGGAGCTGATGCAACCTTTTCGATGATCCCGTTCGACGATCAAGTGTTATCTGTCGGAAACTACGGAATTACACGCGACAACTCAGTGCAGGTGCAGCGTATCGATCAGAAGATACCCCAAGCCGTCTTTCAGATTCGAAATGATTCCAATGGCGTACAACGCGTCTACGGGCAAAGGGATTATACCAAGCAGCTCGCTTATTGGACTTTTCCAAGTGAAGAGGCTGGCGAAACAGCTCCTGTCTTTCCAAATCGCATCCTCGTATACAACTATCTAGACAACTCGTGGAGCTTTTTCGAGGATTCTCTAACCGCTTTAGGTACCTTCCAACCGTTTAACGATGCGACATGGGCGGATGTGGGCAAAGCTTGGGCAGACTGCAACTTTTCATGGGCAGGAGGGCCAATACAAGCTGGCTATCCTGTGACAGTTGGAGGCAATCAAGTTGGATTCGTGTTCGCAGTCAACTTCATTCAGACCAACAATGATCCATCTCTCTACGTCACAGGTGTAACGAATGCTTCGCCAGGGGTCGTCACAGCTCCAAACCACAATCTAAATGATGGGGAGTTCATCGCTTTCTCTCAAGTCCTAGGTATGACTCAGCTAAATGGTTACACTGATCCGATTAACATCTCGTCGCCGGATGGCATTTTTGTGGTCAATGAAGTGCTGTCGGCAGATACCTTTAGTTTGGGAATAGTGGACTTGAGAACGAATGTCGACAATAATCCGAGCAATCCCCCTAATCCAAACTATGGGCTAATTACAGATCTAGACACGACAAACTTCGGTGTATTTACTACCCCTAATAGCGCTCTAATAGCTATCGTGTCCAACTTTAGCATCCTGAGTAAGCAGTTTGCTCCTTATCTCGATGACGGTTTGCAGAGCCGTTTGATGTATGTTGATACCTTTATGCAGGTCACGGGACAGGGACAGATCTCGCTCAACTTCTTCAAAAACCAGAACACGACCTATCCTTCTCTTTCCAGAGTGTTCACCCCTTCGGCTATTTCGCCTCAGCAAATTGTCTGGACTAGAACGAATGTGGGGCTATCGGGACAATTCATCTCTGTTCAGATGACTTTTAACAACGTTCAGATGGCGACCAAAGCCCTCAATAATATTCAGATCTCTCTTGATGCCATAACACTAACCTGGGACAAAGCAGGCAGGTTTATGCCAGGGTCACCGATATGACAGCTAAACCCTATCCTTACAACTCCTCTTACTTGCCTACCACGATTGTCTTCCCAACAGATCCGAATGAGTTTATGGTTCAATTGACAAAGATGTATGCTGATATCGCCAATCGGATCAATAACAGGCAGTTAGGTAACTATGAAGAATTCGAATACACGACAGGGCAACAATTCTTCTCTCTCAATGTTTCGAAGACTCAAGCTCAGGTTAAAAGGCAGCCTTTGCGCCGCGTCTTCGTATTTGGAGCGATTGCGGCAGGGGCCACAGCGACAGCCTCCTCCATTACCGGAGTTACTTCGTTTACAAATCTTTATGGTACTTGTATTACAAGCAATCCTGATTATCGGCCTTTGCCTTATGTGGACGTTACTCTAATAACTAACCAGATCCAGCTCTATTCGACGATATCCGGTAACACCACAACTGTAACGATTGTGAATGGCTCAACCGCCCCAAATATCACTTCCGCGTTAGTCGTAGCCGAATTTCTCCGGTGAGTGGTAAGATCTGATTTTAAAGGAAGGTTTGTATGGCAACAATAGCAATCCCCGCCATCTTAGGCGCTCTGTCTCTAGCATCTAAATTCTTCGAGAAAAAACCTTCAACCCAGAAGTTTGATCTACTGTCTAAAAAACAAGGGTCACTCCAAGACAAAATTACCAATTACCTCAGCCAACAATTCGGTGAAGGGAGCATCTTTTCACAAGGCCAAGACTATCTTTCCAAATTGCTCAGCGGCAACGAAGAATTTCAAAACCAGTTCGAGCAGCCTTTAATCGATCAGTTCAACAAACAGATCGTTCCTCAGCTAGCTGGCAGATTTGGCGGAGCCGGCGCTCTCTCATCCTCCTACTTCACTAAAGCCCTAGGAGGCGCTGCAACTGACTTGCAAACACGTCTTGGAGCTCTCAGAGGTAATATGCAGCTCCAAGGAGCTCAGCAAGCCCTAGGCCTGCCGCAATCATTTCTAAGCTCTGCTTTTCAGCCTCGCTTCAGCACGGGCATTCAAGGAGGTAATCCAGGGCCGCTCGCTCAAGGTCTAGCGCCCATCCTGCAAGGCTTCGGAAATAACTACGGCGAACTACTCGCTGGCAAAGCATTTGGAGGAGAGTCATGAGTATCTTCAATCTTCCCGAGCAACAAACCGCTTTAGGCCATCTCTCGACAGCTTTAGGTACAGGTATAGGGGCAGGTGTGCAGCAAAAGTTAGCTTCCATTCGTGAAGAGCATCTCAACAATAAGGAAGCTGGGATCTTAGAAAAAAGGCTGCAATCTCTTGGCCCAAACGCCACCGATGCAGAAGTGTCAACAGCGATCCTCGGTGCACCCGTTCGTCCTGAGACAAAGAAGATCTATTCTGGAGTGTTCACTCAAGCCTATCGGGAGAATCGAGAAAAGCGTATCGCCAATGAGCATCAGATGGATCGCTATAAGGCTGATCTGAAAGCTCTCCAAGATGAATTGAAAGTCACGATGGAGAGGAATAGACCCCCATTGAAAGAAAAGTATGAGGCTCTAAAAAAAGAGCGAGACCAAAACTACCAACGCCTTAGAGAGGGAAAACCTCTCGTCTTTGATGTTCTCGAGGGTATTCAGGCCGAAGGTGAGGGAATGCCTCTCGAAGAAGCCCCACAGGCTGAGCCACAAAAAGCACCACGTCCTCCTCGTCCCACTAAGCCGGAAATTCCGGCAAAGTTCAAAAGAGGAACCAAGTTCGATATGAATAATGCAGAGCATAAAGCCGCGATGCAAAAAGCGTGGATCGATTCAGGTCAGGATCGAGATCAAGCTAACCTCATCTTGGAACAGCAAGGATTTGTGATGTGATATGGCTAAATACGATTTCTTTGCTCAAGCAGAAGAGTCCGCTGCGCCAGCCAAGCCTAAATATGACTTCTTTGCATCTGAAGAACCTGCTAAACCCAAATACGACTTTTTCTCAATCGAAGGGCCATCAAAGCAAAAGCCGATCCGTGACTTCCTGAAAGGTTTTGGCGAAGCCGCTGCGATGGCGCCTAAGATTGCTGGGATGGGAGTCGTTCAGCCTGAAACCGCCGCCCAACTTCCTGCCGGCGCTCTGCAAGGCGTAACTCTAGGGGCTGTGGATATCAATCCTCCAAAGTCAACCGAAGAACAAGTTGCAAGAGAAGCCGGCAAACTTTTTGGGTTAGGTGGCCCTCTGAAGGTCATTCGTAAGATCTTCCAACCGCTCGGATTCTGGGGTAAATTCCTAGGCGCTGGCACCGCAGGAGCTTCTATCAAAGCGGCCAATGACTACTTTAAAGGCAACGAGCAAGATCCTACAGGCATGGCAATCGATGCAGGGATCTGGATGGGTTTAGAAGGTGTTAATGCCGTCTATCAAGGACTTAACTACATTTCTAAGGCTACAGGAAAATCAAAGATCGATGTGATGAAGTGGTTTGCTAGCAAATTCCGGTCGAAGGTCAAAGATCCTTTTGTTACAGAGCCCACACCCCAAGCTCTAGAAACTGGAACCGTCAAAGTCAAGCCCGAAGCTGCCCAAGAGGCTGAGACGATCATCAAAGAGGAAATGGCTAAGCCGGTTGAGCAGATGGCGGCTGAGATTTCGGCAAAACCTGAAAAGCCGCAGGTCGAGCCTGAAATTGAGGCTAAAAAGCCCGAAATTGAGCCTATTCATGAGAAAAAATCTCCTGAAATGTTAAAACCTGTAGAACTCGTTGTTAAACCTGAGCCCACTGCCCAAGCTACTTTTCCCGAGACAAAACCGAAGCCAGTTGTTAAAACTCCAAAAGAGAAAAAGCAAGAACCTGAGAAAAAAGAGGCTAAGGAGCTACCGGTTAACAAATCCACAGGCTATCAGCATAAGGCTACGCCAGTGACTCATGAAGAGAAGGTCAATCACCTCGTCGGCAAAATCCACGATAGCAGAACTCATATCGAAAACCTCAAGTCAGCGATCGTCAAAGCCAGAGATAGGGTGAAAGAACAAGAAGCCAAACTCAAAAATATCACAGATTCCGCAGAGCTTAAGAAAGAGCGACAAAAGCTAATAGAATATCGAAGCGCCTTAGATAATAACAAATTAGATCTATCTAATGAGTTAAGATATAGGGATCAACTCAAGAGAGATCTCGCAGACCTTAAGAAGAACAAAGAGAATTCTAAAGTTCAGCTACCGCTAGGCAGAAGAAATGTCGCTTCCAAACCAACCCCATCTAAAACTGCACTTCAGCCTCAAATGGGCAAACGCCAAGCTAAGAAACGCTCCGATATTCTCAACATCTTCCGCAAAGCCTTTAATGATCCGATCCGCTTAGGCAAGATCAAAGGTCAGCCTAAGGGCACAGTAGCTATTCATAAAGTCTTCGAGAAGGTGACGAGATTATTACGCGACAATGACATAGAAAGCGCCGCCCATGAGATCGGCCACAATCTTCATACGTTTCTCTATGCTCCAAATGTCAAGAATGGCAAGGAAGCTCTAACCCAAGCCGAAAGAGCTCTCAAACCTTACGCACATGAATTAGACGCGCTGGGAGATTACGAGCCTTTCCGACTAGAGGGTTTCGCAGAATTCACCCGGCTCTATGTCACCAATCCAGATGTCGCCAAGCAACTCGCTCCAACGTTCTATGATAAGTTCGAAGCTGAGCTCGGCGCTGATCATCCTGAAATGCTCGATGCGCTGCTTCAGGCCAGGGACTATTACGACTCATATATCAAAGGCACTCCCGAATCGCGCACGCTTTCGAGCATGAACTTAGAGCCAAACCTACTCGACAAGCTTAAGAACAAAGTCCAGGACGTGAAGGACTACTTCAGCGAGTTGCCAGAAAAGATCGTCACCCAGATCTATGACGACCTCTATCCTCTCAAAAAGATGATGGCCGAGCTATTCGACATATCGCCCACTGAAGTCGAAACTTTGGGAGATCCTCGAAACGTCTATCGTGCTGCTCGTGTCTTACGCGGGGCAGTCGACATGGCCACCACTATGCTAGAATATGAGACGATGGACTACAAGTCAGTGGAAGTGGGTAAGAGCGGCTATCTGAAACGCAAACGCACTGGAGAAGGTTTGAAGCAGGTTTTGGAGGGTTTGAGCGATGCGGATCTAGTAGAGCTTCGGATGTTCATGGTGCATCAGCGCAATCTTGAAAAGCTTAAACAGGGATTCGATACTCCATTTCCAGTTGGCGATTCTCAATTCATCATCCAAAAGTATGGCAAAAAATATGCCCCGATTGCCGAACGACTTAGGGGATTCATGGATCGCATTTTGCAATACTATCGAGACTCAGGCATGCTTTCGTTGGAATCGTATAATGCCATCAAAAAAGCCAACGAATATTACATCCCTTGGAATCGCGTTCTCCATCCCGAATACGCTGAATCGGCTCCCAGACAGTACTTCGGAGCGGGAGGCAAATTACAAGCTGCACGGCAGATCAAGCGCTTTAAAGGCTCTCTAAGCGATCTGGAAGATCCTTTCGTAAGCATGATCAAAAATACATATGCTTTTACACTAGCGGCTGAAAAGAATCGCGTAGGTCAGATGCTCGCCTCCCTGGCTAAGACAGTCCAGGGCGCGGGCAAGTTTGTGGAAAGGGTGCCAGCTCAAACTACCCTCAAAGCTCGCATCTCAAAGGAAGAGATCGTCGATAAGATGATTAAAAAGATTTCCAACGGCGCAAAACTCACTCCCGAGCAAAAAGAAGGCCTCAAAGAATCTCTTGCGGAAACCATCGATCTGATTCCTGATACTATCGAGCGATGGGGTGCCAAGAAGCCAGCCGGCAACATTATCACCGTCTATCACCGCGGCAAGCCTACCTACTATGAAGTCTCTCCCGAGATCTACGATGTGTGGGAGAAAGGGCTGTCCCCTTACTCGGCAAATATCATCGTGAGAATCTTGTCCCCTATGACCCGAACTCTCCGAACAGGCGCTATCCTCAACCCAAAGTTCTGGGAGCGCAATCTTATCAAAGACACCTGGGCGCGTGCTATTTTCACTCGTAATGGCAAAAAGGGACTGAAAGCTCTAGTAGATGCCATCTATGCGCCTATCCAGGGATTAGCTCATGCAGCGGGCAAGAGCGATCTATACCTCGCATGGCTACAATCTGGTGGAGGGCTCACCACTATGAGCTCCATGGATACCGCTCAAGGTGCTAAAACGCTGGAACAGGTTAGAAAAGGCCTACGTCCATGGGAGATTTTGAAGATCTTGCGCTCGATCGGCAATATCTCAGAAGAGGCCAACCGCCTAGCAGAGTTTGGAACTACTCTAAATCATCAAGAGCAATCTCGCATAGGATTAGAAAGCGCCGCCTTTTACGCTCGAGACGTCAGCATCGATTATGCCAAAGGCGGAATGGTCACAAAATCTCTAACGCAGATCATCGCGTTTTTAGCTTCCACTCTCCAAGGCGGAGGCAAGTTGGTTAGGGCGATTATCAATCCAAAAGACCGCGCGGAGTTTGCGCGTAGAATGGCTATTTTTGTAACGATTCCATCCGCTCTACTTTGGTGGTACAATCGCAACAATGACGAAGAGAAGATCGAAGAGCAACCCGACTACACAAAAGACTTCTACTTCCTGACAAGCACTCCAACTGGGCTGCTGACCATTCCTGTTCCCTTTGAGGCAGGAGTCTTAGCTCACGGCTTAACTCAGCGCTTCCTAGATTATGCTCTCAAAAAAGATCCGAATGCCTTTGAAGGCTTTTTCGGTAGCATCAATGCCGCAGCTCTGCCTTCTTTCGTGCCTACCGAACTTAACCCACTCATCGAGCATTGGGCTAATCGCAATTTCTACACAGGCCGTAAGATCATACCTGCCAACAAAGAAAGCCTGATTCCCGAGCTGCAATACAAAGATTATACCTCAGTTACAGCCCGTCTAGTGGGTCGCTGTTTGTCTTATGCCTTCGGGCCTGAAAAGGTGGGCTCTTATGCTTCACCAGCAATCATCGACAACTATATCAATGGTTGGTTTGGTGGGCTTGGTCGCTTATCGATCAAGTTCCTCGATGCAAGTTTGCGCGCCGCCGGACTAGCGGATGATATTCCAAAGATGGATCGCCCCTTTGTCGAGCAGTACGAACTCAACGCCTTCCAGAAGCATTATCCTACTTCAGATACGAAGAGCATTCAGAAATTCTACGAACATTATCAGAAGGCCACGAGAATCCACAAATCGCTAAAGCCGCTCGATGAGCTAGAAATGGAAGAAACGTATAAGAAAATTGAAGGTATCTACAATTATCATGACATGGTCTTAGCCTATAAAGCGATGCAGCGCCATCAGAAAGCGATCAACATGATCTCAAAAGACCCAACTATTCCATCCGATGAAAAGTCTCAATTGATCGATCAAGAGTATCTTTACATGATCGATTTTGCGAGAGCTGTCAATAAGGATATCGACAGGCACTTTCAAGAAAATAAGAAATAATTTCTACAAAACTTTTAACGATGGTAGAGTAAAGAAAACGATCTACGAGGTCATATGGGTAAAACATTTGTAAACCAGCAGCTTTACGGCATTTCACCAGGCATAGTCACTGAGTTTCCTCCTCCAATTATCGCACAGATAGCTCCAACCGGGTCTAACACAAATGCTCCAATCGGGCAAATTCTAGTTCAAGAAAACGTTGCAGCTTACATGCTAATCGGCTTCGATAGCTCAGGCAATGCTATTTGGGATGAACTTGGTGTCGCTTCAGGCGGCCCTCTAGATACGATTAATTCGTTATCTCCAAGCGGTGGAAACATCAATATCGTTGGTACAGTAGCGCAAATAGGTGTTGCAAATGCTGGCTCAACAGTTACACTTTCTCTGATCGGGCCATTCACTCCTGCAACCTTCACAGCTCATGGCGTTCTTATCGGAGAAGGGTCCGGGCCTATTGTAGCTGTGGCTCCTTCTGCAACCGTAGGACAGGCCTTAGTATCCACAGGTGCAACCTCAGATCCAGCTTATGGCACAGTAGTCGTAGCTGGCGGAGGAACCGGCGCAGCAACCTTAACAGGCGTCCTGACAGGTAATGGCACATCTGCTATTACCGGGAATGTAGTAACGCAATTCGGTGTTCTTGTCGGAGGAGCATCAAATGCCGTCGCTTCAACAGCGGTAGGAGCAACTGGAACTGTACTGATCGGCAATACGGGAGCTGCTCCAACTTATTCCGGTTCACCATCAGTTTCAGGCTCGCTAACAGCAGCAACAACTATTACAGCTACATTGGGAGCAATCACGGCTACTAATGGAAACGTCGTTTTTGGAACCGCTGGCAATAAAATTATATCCACCTCTGTTGCCACTACGACAACAGCTGGCGCAAACTCATTCGGTACGGTTACGTTAGTTGGCGGTACTGCCACTGTTAACACATCAGCAGTAACAGCGAATTCGATTATCATGCTGACTCGCATGTCAGTTGGGGCAACCGGCGCCGCTGCGTTAGGTATTTTGAGTGTGGGTACGATTGTAGGAGCTACATCATTTGTGATTAACGCATGGACAACAGCCAATGCGACTGCGTTGGCGACAACAGATGTTTCTTCAGTCGGATGGATGCTCATTAACTAGAGGACAATATGACGGTTTTGAATACCCTCAATCACCGCGCTATAGCTAAAGTTGATGCCAACTACAATGTAAATCAATACTCCTTCAACGATATGGCCTTTCAGGGCGATAACGGAGGAGGAAGTAACCTGATTTACATTGGAATGGCAAGAGCTGGTTCATCAACTGCACAGCCTGTTTGGCAGATCCGAAAGATCTCCTATGACGGAAGTGGTAACATTTTGACAATCACATGGCCGATCAATTCGAATGGAGCTGTTTCAACAGAAAATCAGTTCATCTGGACGTCCCGCACAACGTACACCTATCAATAGGAAGTTATGCCTTTTAAATGGAATCCATTCACGAATAACTGGGATCTAGTAGGAACGGGAAGCGGTGGGTCTGGCATTGCCACGCTCAGTGGTGAGGATAATCCTCCTCAGCCGCCCACAGGAGCAGATAATTTCAACTTCTCTGGTTCGATTGCAGGTGGTGCAGCAGCTAATGGTGCGATCACTTTCACAACAGATACACCCGGTGAGATGGATGCGGCTGTCAATGTGGATGGATCGACGATCATTATCAATGCTAGCAATAAACTTCAAGCGATTGCTTCTGAGCATTGGCAGGTTATTTCGGCTTCTCAGAGCGCTGCAAATGGACAAGGGTATTTAGTTCTGTCGGCGGGATTGGTAGTTGTGACACTTCCTGTCGCTCCAGCGATAGGATGGGAATTTACAGTCGCTGAAATTGGATCTGGAACCTTTAGAATAGCACAAAATGCGGGCGATTCTATTACATTTGGAAGTGATTTAACTACGACTGGCGCAGGAGGATCTATCACAAGTATAGACCAAGGGGACACGCTTACTCTAGTGTGCTGGGCAGCAGGCCCGGGAGCATCCTGGGTAGCTCTACAACCAGTCGGAAATTTCACAATAGTGTAAGAGGCAAAAATTATGGCAACCAACAATGCAATCAATCTTAAAGCGCAGGGTGTTGCATATTACAATGGAACAGGCACATTCAGCGCTCCTACAATTACTCAATTTGGAACCGTCATTGGGGCAGCTGCCAATGACATCACATCTCTTGGAGTAGCCACAAATGGACAGCTCGTCATTGGGTCAACAGGAACGACACCCGTTCTCGGTACGCTTACACCAGGAACAGGCGTCACTATCACAAACGGAGCAGGATCGATTACGATCGCTGCAACAGGTGGTGGACTTGCGTGGGTCGATCAAACAACTTCCTCAGTTACAATGGCAATTAACACCGGATATCTAGTCGATGCTGGAGCTTCATTAATTACCCTGACCCTTCCTCTCACTGCGCCACAATTTAGCGTGATCGAAGTTCGTGGATACGCTTCTGGAGGATGGACAATCGCTCAGAATGCTACACAGCAGATCATATTTAGTTCGTCTTCAACAACAGCAGGCACAGGCGGAAGCATTTCATCTACGCAAGCGGGAGATGGGATACGATTGATTGCGGCAGTTGGTGGGACAGCTACGATTTGGACAGCAGAGTTTGCAATAGGAAATCTTACGATAGTTTAATCAAGGAAATCATGGCCAAACAGCAATTAAGCACTAATACTTATGGTGTGGCAAAATGGATTGTAAGCCCCACAGCTTCCGATGGAACGCATACCACTATTACCGCTGCGACCGCAGCAGCTTCTTCGGGTGACACGATTTTTATTAGACCTGGTACCTACACAGAGAATTTCACAGCAAAACCAGGCGTTAATTATACAGCATTTGTCTGCGATTCTCTCACTCCTAACGTGATTATCAATGGAACCGTGACCATGTCGGGAGCGGGAACATGTGCTTTTTCTGGGATAAGTTTTCAGACTAATTCAGCTTTCGCGATTGTTGTAAGCGGTTCCGGTGTCTCTATTTTATATTTGGATAATTGCTCTTTAAACTGCACGAATAATACAGGAATTAGTTTTACAAATTCCAATGCTGGATCTCAGATAAATATTTATAGATGCGAAGGATACTTAGGAACTACAGGTATAGCTCTATGGTCTTCTTCTAGTACAGGAACGATTTCTATTTCTTATTCTGGATTTAGTAATGCAGGAGCTTCCACAACAGTAAGTTCTAATTCGGCCGGAGCTGTTAATATTTATTATTCAACATTCATTTCTCCTATATCCACCTCTTCAACTGGAGGGATGTCATTATTTTATTCCATGGTAGATACTGGGGGTCAAAACACCACAACATTAACTTTAAATGGCACAGGAGTTACCAATCTAAGAAATGTTTGGCTTGCTGGAGGGGCAGGAGCTTGTATAGTTGCAGGAGGAGGAACCACCATTTCCCTGCAAGGTATCACTTCCATTTCAAGTACTAATTCTCATCCGATTAGTGGTGCCGGAACCGTTCAATATAGCGCGATAAGCTTTACTGATGGATCTACTAATAGTGTTACATCTGCAATTTCATCCGATGTTCTCAACGTTGGCACTTTAACCCTTAATAATCCTCTAGCTCTCGCATATGGTGGCACTAACGCCACTTCTATGACCAACACCGATGGCGTTGTTTACTATGATGGAACACGCCTGGTCACAACAGCCGTCGGTACAGCTACCCAAGTCCTTACCAGTAATGGAGCCGGCGTAGCTCCTACCTTCCAAGCGGCAGGCGGTGGAGGCGGCGGATTCAGTGCAGTCAATATTCAAAAATTCACGACTGCCGGGACTTTTACTTATACCCCTACCGCTAGCACTGCCTATGCTCTAATTCAGTTAGTTGGAGGTGGTGCAGGTGGTGCCGGTGGAAACGGCGGAGGCTGCGGCGGGAATTCCGGAGCTTATTGCGTAGGGTTATTGACAGCAGCGCAGATTGGTGCTTCAAAAACCGTTGTAATAGGTGCAGGCGGAGCTTCTTCATCGGGAGTTCCTAATGCAGGTGCAATTTCAACTTTTGGTGCAATATTACTTGTAGCAGCTGGTGGAACTGCGGGTGCTGGGGGATCTCAAACGGGGGGTTTTGTTTCAAATCCTTCGACTACTGCCGCACTAGCTACGGGCACTGATTTAACTTATGGCATTAATGGTTTGGGAGGTGGTTCTGGGACTGGTTTTGACTTTGGTTCAGGAACCTTTGGCTATTGGGGTGGAACAGGTGGGTCAAATCCCCTTGGAGCAGGGGGAGGAAGCACCACCACCACAGATAATGGAACTCCTGTTAATGGTTACGCTGGACAAGGATTCGGATCTGGGGGGTCTGGCGGCGCAGGAAATACAGCTAATGGAGGAGCCGGGGCAGTTGGAGCGTGTATTATCACGGAATTCATTACGTAAATAATATATTAATCTTTTGTGAAAAGCATGCCCATGATATGCATTGATTGAAGGATGTTCTTCGTTCTCTAAATTCTACTTCTCAAATATAACATCCTTTCTCAAAAATTATGGTTATTTCCTAATTATATTAGGAAGGAGCTCATATGTGTGATAACGGTTGTTGTTCTTGCCCGGGGCCACAAGGCCCGCAGGGCATTCAAGGTTTGCAAGGTCTCCAAGGCATTCAAGGCCCAGCGGGGATGAACGGTCATGATGGAGCAGTAGGAGCAATGGGGCCACAAGGCCCGATGGGAGCCACAGGTGCTCAAGGCTCAGCTGGTCAAATGGGAGCAACTGGCGCACAGGGCGCGCAAGGGATTGCAGGCCCACAGGGCATCCAAGGTCTACAAGGGCCACCTGGATTGGATTGTGTGAATGGAGGAAATGGTGGTTGCGAAGTTTATGCTAACGTTTTTTCTTCGATAGTTCAGACCATCGGGGCTTACAGTTCTGCGACGGATACAGTTCTTTTTAATGCACAAAATGCAGTGTCACCAGGCGATTTTGATCTTTCCATGATGAACGTCACTGGCGATATCAAATTTCTCAAACATGCTTTTTATCACATTGCTTGGCAATTGCAAGCACGCATAACCCCGCCCGTTCCAGACCCTGTACCTAGTTGGTCATTTGGGTTCTGGGTCAATGGAGTTCTGGTGCCTGGAAGCATCTATTCGGGCTTTACACAAGCTCCCGGGGATGATGCATGCCACAGCACTGGCGATATTATCATTGAGGTTAAGGCAGGCGATCTGTTGCGCTTAAGAAATACTTCTGTAAGCCCAGTTCTCCTCAATCCTAGCGTAACAGGAAGCGTTTTCCCAATTACAATTGCTTCAATTAACATTGAATGCCTCCAATCCCTTCCATAAGGATTTAGCCTCTCTCGTTCTGAGCGAGGCTATACCAAATCTCCTTTGAAAAGATGTTTGACCAAGTTGTCGATCGCCGCATCTTCCTCGCTAATCATGGCCTTTAGAAGTCGCTGATCTTTATAATCTTGATATATCGTGCCCGCTAAAAAAAACAGCGCACCAAAAATAATCCCATAAACAATTTCTTTTCCAGTCATAGAGGCTCTTGAGTTAGCGCCGAGCAAAAAACCCGGCGCATAGATTAGGTTTATTGATCTTTTTTCTTCTTACGCTTGATGGTAACCTTGACATCACGGCAATTGATTCTTCCAGTCTCAATAGCCTCTCTCACGTTGTCATAATCTCTGTCGTTAGCCGTTCCTTCCCAGAAACGTTCTATAGACTTGCCGATCTCTCGATCATGCAGCTCTTTCTCGCACCCATCACCTAATCCTCCTGGCCCGATATATTCGAACTCAAAAGTGTGAGCATTAGCTTTAATAGCAGAAATGCCCATGATGATCGCTCCGATTGCTAAAGCGGTGATTCGTAAAGTTTTGTAAGTCTCAAAAAATTTGCTCATAAATCTTCCTTAGTATTTTGTTGTTTTGGTAAAAAAGTCCATTTGAGAACTTTTCCGTTCTCAAGGACATGAGTTAAAAAGTTGTCAAAATCACTTGAATAACAATCTATAGCATAAAGATATTCTCCTTTGATTGGCCCTCTCGATCCAAGCATATAGCATAGTACATCCTCTCCTGAGGGCGGTTTGATTAAGTCAGCGTCGAAAAATAACGGCTGCCATTCTGAACTACTCATCTCATTGCTCATTGATTTCAATCTCTCTATTTTTACAGCTATGGTACACGTCTATCCATCGATTAGAAGGCCACCAAGCCTTTACATTGCATTTTTCACAGAAAAATTCAGGCTCAGGACTTACTAGAAAAATCGACCCGAGTAGAACCATAACTATGGACATGAAGCCCATTCCCATAAAAAAACTTGTCGGGCAAAACCATCCAATTTTCATGATACCACCCAATATCCCCAGATCAGAATAAACGCCGCAGCGCATCCAATCGCACTCATAATATTTTCTATCATAGATTTCTCCTTAGTCTTTGTATGGATCAACATTCTCGGGGCCAGCCATTGCCACCCCAATTGGAATAAGCGTATGCAGGATCTTAACGGTTCCTGCATGGCTTTCTAAAACTTCAGGTAAGAATTTATAGCACTCGGGCGCCTCATCTATATCCCCTCCTCTAAGCTCAATCCCGGAGTAGGCCATAGCTGCTTGCCATTTAGCCCGATTGACGAGACCTTCTCTGACAACGACGCCTTTCTTCACTTTTCCTTTTGCAGCCAAACGTCCAATCTGACGGCCCGCACCATGAACTGTTGAGTAGAGCGCTTGCCGAGCCACCACAGAATCGACGCCTTCGAGGATAACGGAACATTCCGCCATAGATCCGCCAACAAAGCCTTTTTGACCAGGTGTTGCAGGAGTGGCACCCTTGCGCACCACCCAGTAATCTTCACCAAAATGCGTTTCCTTCCAGGCGAAGTTATGGTGATTGTGGACCTGCTCAACGATATCGCCTCCAATAATCTCTGCAACCTTTTTACAGACCCAGTCTCGCCCTGCATAAGCATAGTCTCCAGCGAGCTCCATCCCTTCACGATATGCGTGTCCCAGCTCTGAAGAGTCATCAAGCAACACCGGCTCTGCGTTAACACCATCCTTTCCTCCTGCTGCCTTTACAAAATGAGTAGCAATAGTATGGCCAAGACCCCTACTACCAAAGTGCACACCCACCCAAATGCGATCAAGATCATCGACAAAAACGTCAACATAATGATTGCCGCCACCAACAGTACCGAGTTGGCTAAAAGCTCTATCTTTGAGATTCTTGTAAATCGACGTTTGCCAGATTTGTCGGTCGAATATTTCATGTTCCACTCGTTCATTGTTAGTGCGCCCCATTCCAAAGCTGATTTTCAAAAATATCTCATCCATGATGTCGCTGATCCGTGGCACTACATCATCTAGGCTAATATCAAGTCTGACAGCCTTATTTCCGCAGGCAATATCGTAGCCTACTCCATTGACGCACAGCTTATTTTTGTAAGCCACAACGCTACCAATAGGAAGAGAATAACCAACGTGCGAATCAGCGCATAATACTGCATGTTCACCTCCCAGTTTTAATGCTGAGATTAGTTGGTCTACGACTTCTTTGTCTTGCTTTCCAAACGATGTAATCGACATGTGAGCTCCAGCTCAGGTTTTACTTCTTCTTTTTCTTACTCTTTCTTTGCTGAGAATAAGAGATTGCGAGCGCTTGTGACCTGGGTCTTCCGCTATTAATCAATTCAGCTACATTCTCTTTGAACGTCTTGTTGCTCTTTCCTTTTTTCAATGGCATTGCCTTCCTCCTTTAAAAGTTTTAAGCATTTTGGACAAAAAGCGACTAACTCATCTGTTTTAGAGTTGATCAAAAACTCTCCATCCTCGACCTCATTTGATCCGCACATCCAGCAAGACCAGTTCATTACTTCTCCAAGTCACATATCCGTGTAAAGCCATCAAAAATGATACAATGTGCCAGAACTGCTGAGATATGAAGCCTGTATATGAGGCTCGCCATACCCAGTAAATGATCGTAACCATTGTCATGATCCATCCAATCGGGTTTTTCTGAATCTTGAGATAGGTGCCTAACTGAATCATACAACCAGCTATGAAGTCAGTGATTTCTAGCGTCATTTTTACCAATCTTTTAGAAATTCAACTAATTCAGGATGGTAGTTTTCAGAAATTTCGCGATCTTTCATGATCTCCTTACTCGTCTCAATCATCTCCCATTGACCCTCTAATCCACTACAGGAGCAATGGCCGCCTTCTGAAGTGTAGTATTTACCTTGTCTCTCAAAAATAACGATAGCGTCGCCGTCGTAACATTGACTGCCATAAGAAGCGAAAATCACTTCATTATCTGTTAGTCCATCACAATCGCTGCGAAACAGATGCTTAATATCTTCCAGATCCACAAATCCATAGTATTTATTCATTGGCTTATCCTGTTTTTAATGCCCCACAATGCAAGACCCGCTGCATCTATCACATGTTCCATTTTAATCGGTGATACTTTCTCCTCAAATCCCCAGAAAAGCGGTGAACCTAGCGCTTTGGTTATCTTTTCTCTAGTATCCTCTTTAGTTTCGTTGCCTTTCCATTCTGATGGGGCGATCAAATGCACCTCATCATGATGATGAGCTTCCAAATAGATGGCCGCGCAACCTCCCGAGATGTGAGCAATGGAAGATAATGTACCAGCTGAGATGTTAGCTCCATACTGAAAGGTTGGCGACTCGATGAAGATTCCATCATACAAGCCGCCGATAAGACCTTCGACTTCCTGAATCATCTCTAGCATGTGGATAATCGCATTGGAGCCCTTGTATTTGACAGGATTGCTTAGAACTAGACAGTCAATAACTTCGTAAGTATTTCTTTCAGGAAAATAAGTTACGGTAGCAAAGCCCGTATTTCTTAGACTTGGATCAATTCCTAGAGCTCTTAGATATGCTTGCATCTATCCTCCGTCTTCACTCGTTTTGGTTCTGAGCAAAGTTCTTCGTAAACTAATTCGCATCGTGTGGCCTTTTCGATCTTCAGGGCGATAAAGCGTTTCATAGGACGGCCCTTCAAATAATTGTATACAGAAACTATAGAGATCTTGCAAATCTGGGCGAAAATCTTGCAGTTGATCCCTTTAACGTAAATATATCGAGCTATCGGTTTTGCGGGGTTGACCATTATTTCCTCTTTTTATAATCTACTCTCGATATTTTAAAAAATATACGTTCCCGAAACTTTAACGCAAGGATTTTTTGTGGATCACATAAAACCAGGCTACATCAGAGTATCAGAAATCCTCGGAGTCTACTTCGATAAGAGTATGATCCCACCGGGGGTTCTTGAAGCTAAGCAGCTTCTAGGGCAAGAGGTGCATGAGGCGATCGCCGCCTCAGAACAGGGAGTTGATATCTCTCTTACTGATCGAGCGGCTCCCTACTATGATTCCTACCTTAGATGGCGCAAGTTGATGAGACAACCTTTTTTCGCTCAAGAGCTGCGCCTCTATCATGAAGCTCTAAAAATCACTGGATGCATCGATGCTCTAGGAGAAGTCAATGAAGGTCAGCAGATGATCTACGATTTCAAGTGTTCGTATTCAGTGAGTGAACCTTCTTGGCGGATTCAGGGAGCTTTATACAAAATCATTGCAGAATCAAATGGTTTCAAAATTAATGATCATGTTTTATTCATCAAGCTTAACAAGAATGGAGGAATGCCTCTTATATGTGATTACCTTTTAGGTAGAAAGGAATTTGACGTAGCGTATGCGGCAATCCGCGCCTATGAATGGTTCAAGGGACGCGAGATGCCAGAAGAAAAAGTTTTAAACCTAATGGATATCCTATGACTCTAGATGAGATTCGAGAATATCTAAGGTTCCCTTATAGGAACCAATGCGAATGCGGAAAGACTCACAGCATTTTGTCGCAAAGAAATAATTCCTCAGAATACGAAACTGAAATTTATCTTCTTTGCGACTGCGGTAAGTATGTCCAATTTATATTACCAGTGAATTAACAATTTTAAGCCTAATGGATATTTTATGACTCCTACTACACAAGATCTAGTATTTCAATCAGCACAGCTAGACAAATTATTCGAAGCCCTGAGCATCGCCCAGGCCTCTATGCAGGGTGCTAAAAAAGACTCTGAGAATCCTTTCTTCAAGAGTAAGTATGCCGATCTGCATTCCGTCTGGGAAGCGTGCAAGACAGCTCTCACCGCCAACGGCCTCAGCGTATCTCAGGTGATGTGGCCCATGGGTGACAAGACAGTCCTAGTCACGATCCTAGGCCATTCTAGCGGCCAATGGATCAAGTCTATGTTGCCTTTGCCGTTACTCAAAACAGACGTGCAGTCTCTAGGCGCCACAATCACCTATTGTCGTAGATTCGCGCTGGCCTCGATCGTAGGAGTAAGCCAGATCGATGATGATGGAGAGACAGCGATGATCCCAGCTAGAGAGAATCCTAAAGCGGCCATCAAGGTGGACGTAGGGGCTCTTGCTAAAGTAGTCCTCGATTCGATTCAGCTCGAACATGATGAACACCTGGTCGAGTACATGAATGAGGTTCAGAAACTTAGTAAGGGTACCCTCCCAAGTGTTGTGCAACAGTGGTTAGGCAACCCCGAAAGGCTGAAGGAATTCTATGGACAATGGATTGTAAAAAAAGGATACAAAAATGGATGACATCGAAATTATTTACTCGGGGAAAAAGGATGAAGGTAACGATTTAAAAAAAGCAATAGAAGTGTCCGATGTACTTCTAAAACTTCTAGATGATTGGAAAATACACGAAAACGAGGCTCAAACAGCTCTGGGATATGCATGGTTTCGTTTGCTCAAGGCAATGGGTATGCCCTTTGAAACTTTCAAGGAGATTTGTCAGGGCATGATGAAGCAATACAAAGAGGACAAAAAATGAAAGCCATTATCACTTGGTCAAATGGAGAGCAGATCATCGTTGATAAGCCAGCCACCGAAATGTCCGGTCTTTTGGAGCAGGCTAAAAAGATGCTTTGGTCGGAGATTTCGATGTGCTTGGTCTCTCCTGATGGCAAACACAAAATGTGTTTGAATCTAACTCACGCTCGAAGCATTGAGTTTGAGGAATAGAAGAAGCCCCCTCAATCTGAGGGGGTATTTTCACTTATCAGTGCTCAACCATTTATGCATTTTTAATATTCCCAAGATAAAGAATAGCAGGGCCATGATGACCGCTAAACCTTTACCCATCATTATCAGAATATGACTCATACAGATGCGCTCCAAGGGTTCTCATATTTTCCATCCAATGGCATTCCTTCAAATGCAGCTTCATGTGAAACTTCCAAGCAGCTATAAGACAAGCGCCATATGCAATTTGATGCATGTAGTTTTGCTCTAAAAACGAATCGATGATCTTATCGGAAAGATCCCAGCAGAGAAGCATTTCTTCTTCATCCAGCTGTCTGATCATGAGAACTCCGTGTGAGCCTTAGTTACCATTTCTAATACCTTATGCATCACCTCGGCTCCTAAAATCAGGTAAATCGAGTGCAGTAGCTCAGGGAAGGTAGTTAGATTAGTTTTGTAGATGCCCCACTCTTCGAGCTTTTGCACGATCAACGGTCCTAAGCCAAATGCCGGGGCAAGCCTTTTCATCGCATCCTGATCGATTGCAGGTATATTTGCGAGCAATCGGTTCATGGAGTCAGCTATCGGTATGTATTTGCGTTCTGTAGCTTCAATTATCATGATCACTCCACGTTAATTTGGGCAGCTTGCTTCGAGGCTGCATGTCGATCTAATTGGACTATAATATCCTTTGGAAACTCCATCTCGTCCATCCAGTGAGTGACATTAACTGCAAGGAACCCATTTTGTTCTTCATAGCGCTTTTGTAGAGAGATCGATTTTTTCGATATAGTCGCATCGTCGAGAAACCAAGTTACTTGCCAGCTCTCTTGCAGTTTCTTCCGAATGTTGTCGCTGTGATCGGTTATGACTTTGACTAGAACCAGGTACGGCCCTGAGAAAACCGGCTTGCGGTCTTTGATGTTTACCCATTTCATTTTGAACTCCTTTAAATCCATCCTCTGAAAAGGAATAAATCGAGGGTGTGCTTGAAAATAAAATATGTCAAGGAAAAGTTTGCAGGAAAATGTTGAGGGAGAGTAATTTAAAAAAGGACCCCAGTTTTTAGGCTGGGGTTAAGTAGAACCACAAGAGGCGGAATACTCTTGCGTTGCATTTCGCATCATATCAAATGATCAGATTTAGACGCAAGGGGCGCCTCTTCCAACAATGGAGAGACTATGCGTTTTATCATTCCACCTAAGTCAAAGTTGCCGGTTTGGGATTCTAAGCTTTCCTTGGCCGCTTTAGGCCTATGGTACAAAGTTAAAATCTATCCAAAAGACATCAGCTTAGATCAGATCGCTAAGTTATCGGGTATTCGGAAGTCAACTTTAGAGAGGCTGGTCAAAGAGCTTGTCGATCGAGGTTATGCTAAGATCGTCGAGCAGGTTTATGACGGAGATTTTACAGATATATATTTAGAAGTATTCAACGAGAAAAAACTTAATTCGGAGAAGTGAAACTATGCCAATTATCAGAACATTGCATAACAAAGAAAATCCATATGTACAAATCAATAAGAAAGCATTATGGGATTCAGATTTATCATTTGAAGCTAAGGGTCTTTGGGCGCAATTATTATCACGTCCGAATAATTGGACGGTAAGCGTTTCGGAATTATGCAAAGCATGCAAATGTAGTGACAAACCAATTTATAGAATTTTTAAGGAGTTGATAGAAAAAGGGTATGCACACCGGAGGCAGTTAAACGTAAAGGGAAAATTTCAATCGTTCGAGATGTATGTATTTGAGTTTAAAGTTACACCGGAAGAGATTAAAGAAATGTTTGCCGATATTAAAGAAATTTTACCGCTTCCCCCAAACCCGGGAAGCGGATATGGCTACACTAATAAGACTAATACTACTAAGACTCCCCCACCCTCTTCGTTCCGTTCTTCTTCTTCCGGCCACTTCGTGTGCGAAGAATCATCACTTCACTCAGACAGGGTGGCCCCTCAAGGGGCGCCCGGGGCGAGCCCGGGTGTGAGCGCGGCGGAAGAATCTTCACTTCGCTCAAAGGGAAAAGAGAAGGGGAGTTATGGCGAACATGGTTTCGTGCGGCTCAGTCTCGAAGAGTACGCTAAAGCTATCGCGAAATATGGTGCCAAAGCCGTGGAGGAAGAGATTGAGTCTTTGGATCTGTGGCTAGGAAGAGGAAAGGCCAAAGGCGAACGCAATCACTATCTTACTTTGCTCACTTTTCTGAGGAAGAGGCCTCAAGATGCATGCCATGAAATGGTTGAGGAGAAGAATCGAGCTCTAGCGAGGTATGTTAAGGATTTTCTAGGGGAAGCTGGCAAGGGAATTAGGTTTTTCAAAGATGCAATGTATAGTGCAGAAAGAGGAGATTCGCTAAAACTCAATCTTCCCAATGAGACATTCAAGGAAATACTTTTCAAATGGTATGAAATTAAGGAAACAACATGAGACTTGAAAGAATTAACTCAGAGAAGCCTATCAAAGTAGACGAAAAACACATAGCCAACAACCGCTCATTCACTGAGCGGTACTTAGCAGCCTACGACTTTCTGCCTCAATGGTTTAAGGGAGATTGGCTTATAAGACCATGCTACACAATGCAATCGCTCGTGGTCTTTTTCTCATGGGAAGAGCTTGGGAAGCTATTGCAAAACCCCATCTCGTTTTGTGAGGCTTGCGATTGGCTCCAACATGAGCTAAAATTACAAGTAGCCAAGATGGAAAGTTTCAAGCTTCTTGCAAGGAAGCCGATATCTGCTTCCTCGAAAGCCCGACCGAGCGGAGCGAGTGCAACAGGGAGCGGAGCGACCGTTCTTAGTCAAGCGAATAGCGCGCCGCCGCCCCCGCCGCGAAAAGAGTCTGAGGATTCAACTCAAAATAGGCCTCAGGCTTCATTAGAAGGCTTACAAACGCTTATCGCATGGTGAGCAATATGGACATAGCCTTCTGTATCTTAAATCGATTTAAACGCAAATTGAGGGCATTTTGAGCGATTTGCCTATACAAGAGTTTTACGACAACTTTGACCTCAACCGGGCGCATTACCAGGCCAGGATGATGCTGGTCTGGTACGACTGTAACAAACTTTATATAAATAAAGTGCATGACTATTTAATATTTATTAAGCGAAATGATATAAGATATTGTTTCGCAATTTATTTGGGTCTAGAAAAGGATGAGTTTAACAATCAGTTGGAATGTTTGTTATCTCACTTAAAGTTTTTAAAACTCATGGAGGAAAGAAATTGGATATTACCGAAACAGACTCCTTCGACGTCACAAGCTGGTCAGAGCTGTGGGAC